CATATCAAATTGAAATTCCCCTGATTCCATTGGAGACCCTTTAAAAAACTTATAAGGTTCTCTAATACCTTGTTTACATAAATTATTACTTTCAATTATCGCCGCGTAATAAATTGTTTCAAATATATTTTTATTTAATAATTTAGCCTCGTCAGATGTAAAAACATAATCCATTATATAAAAAACATCAGCCAACCCTTGAATTCCAATCGCAATTGCTCTTTGTTCTAACCCACCTTTTAATCCTTTATCAGTCGAATAACTATTTATATCAATTACATTATTTAACGCTCTTACAACTTTTTTTGTTTCGTTTAATAATAATTGATAATCAAATTTACCATCAGTTACAAAATTCTTTAATACCATTGATGAAAGAGTGCAAATTGCTGTAGTGGTTTCATCCGTAAATTGATAAATTTCACAACATAAATTACTTTGTTTGATTGTTCCAATATTTTTATGATTACTTTTACGGTTAGCACTGTCTTTGGCGGATAAATAAGGAACCCCCGTTTCAACTTGTGATTCAATTATTTTACTCCAAATATCTTGAGCTTTAACTTTTTTACCAATTCCTAAAGAAACTGCTTTATTATAGTTTTCTTCATACTCAGCATCATAACATTCTTGTAATGGTTTAATACCAGATTTAATTATTTCATTTGGACAAAACAAATACCAGTCTTGGTTATTTTTTACCGCTTTCATAAAATTATCAGGTATCCATAACGCAGTAAATAAATCTCTAGCCCTTAATTCTTCAGCACCAGTATTTTTCTTTATTTCCAACAAATCCATAATATCTTTATGCCAAGGCTCAATATAAATTGCCGCACTTCCTGGTCGTCTACCTTGTTGGTTAAAAAATCTTAAAGACTCGTTAACAATTTTTAAATATTTTAATAGTCCGCCAGCATATCCTCCAGAAGAATTAATTCTACTTTCTTTACTTCTAATATTTGACATTGATAATCCAATACCTGCCGCGTCTGACGAATAAGTTGAAATATCATTTAATGTTTGTAATAACCCATTTCTTGAATCTGAATTGTTATAATGTAACACACACGATGCTAATTGAGGTACTTTTGTACCGGAATTAATCATAATTGGTGTTGCGGGAGAAATAAGTTGGTTTGATAACGAATTATAATATTCAATAGCTTCTTCATAAGTATTTGTAACCCATAATGAAACCCTCATATACATATGTTGAGGTCTTTCTACAACTTTACCTTGAGGGTTTTTTAGCAAATACATTTCAGATAACGACCTCCAAGCAAAATAATCAAAGTTATAATCATTGTCATGATTAATGACAGAATCAATATTATTTTCTCCGTATTTTTCTATAATTTCAATTAATTTTTTATGAATTATATTATCAGAATACAATTCTTTCATAGTTTCACAAAAACTTGGATTTGTTTCTTTATGATAAGAGGAAATTGCAACTGACGACGCCAATCTAGAATAATCATGATGACTTCCGGTGTAAGACGCCGCAATTTCATATACAAGTTTATCTAATTCTTTAGTGGTTATAACCCCTTCTGTTGGCACCGAAGTAATTACTTTAATAAAAACCTCATCTGAATTAACACTTAAACCTTTTGAAGATTTTTTAATTCTATTATATATTTTTTGTGGGTTAAATGAAACATCGTCCCCATCTCGTTTTTTTATTTTTAATGACATAGTTCTCTTAATATAATAAATTAAAAATCAGAATCAAAGGTTAAGGTCTCATTTAATTTTGCCTTTTGATACTCCATAGTTCTGGACTCAAAAAAGTTCCCTTTTGTTTCAATCGCAATTTGTTCCATAAATTTAAATGGTTGTTCAACATTAAATACTTTTTTACATCCAAATTTAACTAATAAACCATCAGTTACAAATTCAAGATATTGTTTCATTAAATTTGAATTCATTCCAATTAAAGAAACAGGTAAAGATTCTGTGATAAATTCTTTTTCTATTTCTAATGCAGAAAGTAAAATTTCTTTAATCTTATTTTCACTTGGTTTATTTTCAATATGGTTATTTATTAAGTGTATAGCAAAATCACAATGTAAATTTTCATCTTTAAATATTAATGAATTAGCATTACAAAGACCTTGCATAACCCCTCTAGATTTTAACCAAAAAATAGAACAAAATGAACCGGAAAAGAAAATACCTTCAACCGCGGCGAACGCAATTAATCTTTCTTGAAACGTTGAATTTTTAATCCAACTTAAGGCCCAAGTTGATTTCTTTTGAACCGCAGGTAATCTATCAATCGCATGAAAACATTCATCTTTTTCATTAGGATTTGACACATACGTATCAATTAATAATGAATACATTAATGAGTGTATATTTTCCATCATGATTTGAAACCCATAAAAGAATTTAGCCTCAGGATATTGAACTTCTTTTAAAAAGTTTTCTGCCAAATTTTCGTTGACAATCCCATCAGAAGCCGCAAAAAACGATAATATATTTTTTACAAAATATTTTTCATTTTCTGACAAGTTTTCCCAATCACGAATGTCATTTGACAAATCCACTTCTTCGGCGGTCCAAAAAGCGGCTTGGTGTTGTTTATAAAATTCCCATATATCATTATGTTGTATTGGGAAAATAACAAATCTATCTTTGTTTTCTTTTAGTATTTTTTCCATATTTTTTAAGTTTGTCTTTGTTTTCTTTTTTCCATTAAATCTTTAACTCTATCACGTTGTCTTTCTTCTTGTTTTTCTTCAAGTCCCAAGAAAGTAACTGAACTTTCAGTATCAATCTCAAGCATTCCATTATCAAATTTACAATTTTCAAAAACAACACCATCATCACCAATCCTTGATTTTGTAATCGCAATTGTCGCTAATTTCATTTCTTTTTGTTGTAAACTTTTTGCCACAGTTATAATAACGTGACCCACTTGGGCCTTTTTAATTGACCCTCCCATTTGGTCAGTAGTAACTACTTCAGAAGAAATAGAACTACGATTTCCTTGAGTTGCTGTCCACCCAACTAAATCCATTTCATGACACATCGCTTCAAAAGCTCTCATTACAGACCCTTCAGACTTCCATTCGTCTCCCAAATTTTTATCTGGAACAACACAATCAATATAATCTAAAGTAACCATATCAATTTTAATACCGTCAGCAACCATTTTACGAATTTGATTTTTAATCTGTAACATAGTCATTGTATCTGATGGTAATTTTTTTAAAATTAAATGATTTGGCATCGCCTCTTTTATTTCATTAACTTTAGTTATTACTTCTTCTTTTCTCAATGTCAACTCATCCGGATGTATTTTAGTCCACAATGTAATATGTTTTCTTTGAATAATTTTTGGATTATCTTCAAAAAATAATTGTAAAACATTATATCCTAAGTTAAATGCGTGATTTGTAATTTTAGTCATTAGAGTGGTTTTACCGACTCCTGTTGGGGCAAGTATAACACCTATCTCCCCTTTAGCTAAACCACCTTTAAGTAGTCTATCAATACCTGAAATACCCATTGGAATTGGGTGACGGTAATCTTCATTTAAAACATCATCCAAATTAGAAAATGCATCAAGTAATCCGTCTCCTTTTGTACCAACTTGTATTGCTTCTCTAATTAATTCTTCAGCCTTATCATAATTTTCAAACTCACCACCATCAATTATTTTTTGAACTTTAACCATGGCTTTTTGAAGTTCTTGTTGTTTACAAAACTTCATTCCTTTTTCTTGAACAAAACCTAAACCACTACTTGGAGCTTCTTTTATTTTTGTTAAAGTATCTAAAACTATTTTTGATGCTAGTTCTTGTTGTAATTCAACTTTGGTTATTTGTTCTAATGTTTCAAATGATGGGGTATGTTCAAATTTAACATAATATTCTTTAATCATTTGAATTATGATTTTAAAATATTTGTTTTCAAAATAATCAGATTCAATAACGTCAATTATTGACCTACCGAATTCTTTATCAATTATGATTTGATTTAAAAGTTGTAACTGAAAAACGCTACCTAAATATTCAAAATTTTTACCAGTTCCCATTTTTTAATTCTCCGTTTTAATAAATATTACACATCTAACTTAACTTCCGCATATTCAAAAGACAATTCGTTCGATGAAAAAATGTCAGTTAAACTTGTCAGTAGTCTTTTTATGTGCGGGCGTATATCTACGGTGTATCTTATCTTAGGCGGGTACACTTTAGCGTCAAACATTCTGTGACAAATTGTCATATCATTTATTTTAATATAAATGTTAAAACTTTCAGGACCATCAGTATATGACGTATTTAATAGTTCTGGGTTATCTTTAATTTCTTCTTTGTTTTCTAAAAGATAAACAACCGATTTTAATTTAAACTCAGCACTTACCAAGTCTTTAAATTCTTTCAGGAAAAGATAAAGGTCTTCTGAATATTTTGCATTTGGATTATAATCCCTTACATTAAAAAATCTTTGGACGATTATGTTTTGATTAACTGTCATTAAAAATTCTAATTTTGTTGAATCTAGTTCTTTCATATTGTGTTATTTTTTTGATATTTATTTTTTTCTTTTCTTGTTAATTTTAAAAATGGTTTTAAAAAATAAACCCATGCATCGTCTGTTTTAGGTAAAAATTTAAAAAGTCCATCATCCATCATCATCTTCATTAAATTTTTATAACCTCTACCATCAGGGTCTAATGTTTCTTTATAATATTCTTCAACAATTTGTTTAACTTCGTCAGTTATTAATGGTTCCGATAAATCAATAATTTTTGAGTTTGTTTCAAAAAATTTATTCCCATATATACCATTTTTTGTTCTACCAGACAATAAATTTTTAAGTGATTTGTTATTTTTATCTTCATTTAATAACGTTTCCGCCTTTATTAAAATATCATTAAAATTTATGGGTTTTTCAAGTATTTCGGGAAATAATTTAACTAATGTTTTTTCACCTAAATAATAAATTCCATCAATATTGTCAGATTTATCTCCTGATAATATCTTATATGTTTTAATATTTTCGTGAGGAAATTCATAATGTTTTATTCGAATTTTATCTCCGTTTTTATAGGTCACTTTACTCATTGGTGAGTATATAGAAACCTTTTCAGAAATTAATTGAGTTAAATCCTTATCTGAAGATACTATAGTTTTATTTTCGTCTTGAGAAATTAAACAATAATAAGCAATTAAATCGTCAGCTTCATTATTATCCTGTTCAATTTGACGTATAAAAGTTTCTTCTAAATATTGTTTAATTCTACCTTTTTGTTCGTCAAAAGAATCATTTTCCATTTCATTAACCCCATGTCTGCGGTTTTCTTTATATTGAGGATATAAAATTTTTCTAGTTGATGAATTGTCGTCACCGTCCCACATAACAACTACTTTATCAAAGTTTTGTTCATCGATAAGTCTTCTAATAGTGTTTATAAAATACCATATTCCTCCAACATGTTTATCATTATGGTAAAAATCTTTTACTCCACAAACCCCAATTTTTAATAAATTGTTAGCGTCAATTAATAATGTTTTTGTCACTTCCTTTGTTTATATTCGTTACTATAAAATTTTGTTACTCTTTTTCAAATTATCTTCCGCCCATAATGGTTGAAGATTTTTATAATGACACAACTTATAAAGTTCGTCCTCTGTTTTTACCGATGATAATGGAATAATATGGTCAATATGCCACTCACTCCTGTTATCCCAACTCATACCATTAGTAAATTGGGTTTCTAAATATTCTTTTAGAAATTGGGGGGTACAACCTACAATATCAAAAGTTTTGTTTTTTTTGGTGACATTTTTGGATTTAAGAAATCTTCTTAACCGACTTCTTACCGAACGGGCAATATTATACATCGGGTCATTAGCTCTTCTATATCTATCTTTTTTGTTAATGGAATCTCGATTATTCTTATTATTTTCAGAACGAATATTTTTATAAAATACTCGATATTTTTCATCATATTTTTTTTTATCGTCTTTATTTTGCGAATAATAATTTTTACCATATTGTAGTTTAGTTTCCCTATTTAAATAATAATACTTTTTAGAATAGTTTTTTTTTGTGTCTTGATTTAATAAGTATCGTTCTTTTCTAACTTTACTGTCACACAATTTACAAATACTAATATATTTTTCCCAATCTTGTCTATAATAAAAATTACAAACATTTTTTTCTTCCTTACATTTAGTACAAACTTTAGTTTCCATTTTTAATATATTCTATTAATAATTTATTAACAAGAGAAGATAAGTTTATAGATTTATTTTTAAAATATTGTGGTAGTTCAGGGTCAACCGAAACACCAATTTTAACTTTTTTTTCAATTTCTTTTTTTTTCTTTCTTCCCATACTAATAAATATTTACAAATTATAAAAAAGTAGAATTATTACAACTTTTTTTATTCGTCAGAATTTTCTTCACTAGTTTCATCTAATATAATTTCCCCAGTACCGCTTAAAATAGCGTTCCAATAACTAGAATATTGTTTTTTATATTTATCTAAAGCCTCTTTTGTATCCGCAATATATCCTTGAGGGACTGCAATTATTTTACCATCCTTGAATGCAATTCCTGTTACGTGATTTTTTAATATAGAAACTTTTGTTCTAACAGCATAAGATATGGTTCTTCCATTTTTAGTTGCGGTAATATGATTTACACCAGAACTTTT